CTTTGATCCATAACTGGATGGTTGGCATTACATACCCACAAAAATCAGATCAGTGGGGTAACTTTGTAGAGGAGATGAAAGATAAAGATTTTCAAAATGAAAGATTTATTGAACAACTTGATCTATACTTACATATCTTAAATAGTAATTTTAACACCGCATTTAAACTGCATTTTTATGATGCGTTTCCTGTAAGTTTGAATTCATTAGAGTTTAGTACAGACCAGACAGACATCCAATACATGAAAGCACAGGTGACATTTAAGTACACCTACTTTAAACTTACCAATAGTAATGACAAAGAATTGACTTTATGAGTTTACATCAACAATTGATCGATGAGTGGCACAAAGATTGTGTCATGGATGATGACTTGTTTGAAGAAGCAAGAAGGATTCCAGTTTTACATGCCAAATGGTTAGACAAGTACTTAAGAGTACAATTATTACGTAAAGAAAAAGAATACGATTACAACTGTCTGTATAGACAGAAGTATAGTTTTTACATGGGCAGAGAAGAAACTGCACCTGATGAAAAAATTATTAAGACCGAAGTGCCAATCTATATCAAGGGAGATCCTGATATAATCAAAGCACAGGCAACGATGGACCTCTATGAAAAATTAGAGGATGCTCTAAAACAGGTTCTAAATAATATTAACAATCGTTCATTCCAAATTAAGAATGCAATTGATTGGTTAAGGTATTCGCGAGGAATAGATGAGTGACGTTATTATCCGAAAGAAAAATGAAGTTTATCTGCAATTAAAAACACCACCACATATTTCATACGAATTATCTGACCACTTCACATTTGAAGTTGAAGGTGCAAAGTTTATGCCTGCATACAGGCAGAAGTATTGGGACGGTAAAATTAGGTTGTTCTCTCCAGGCACTGGTGAAATCTATGCTGGACTGAGAGAATACATTGAGCAGTTCTGTCAAGAGCGAGGATACGCTTATGATTATGCTGACAATGAATACTTTGGTATGCCTGATGCTGAGGATGAACTAGTATCATTCGATGGTGTAAAATCATTCACAAAGAAATTTTCTGCACTCAAAGCAAGAGATTACCAATACAAAGGAATCTATGAGGCACTGAGGAAGAAAAGAAAACTGATCGTGTCACCAACAGGATCAGGTAAATCTTTTATGATCTATTCTATCGTTCGTTTTTTACAAGAGACGGGACAAAAGATTCTAATTGTTGTTCCTACTACATCTCTTGTAGAGCAGATGTATAAAGATTTCTTTTCTTATGGATGGGACGTAGAGGATCATTGCCACAAAGTTTATGCTGGTCATGAGAAGGTATCTCCTAAACCAGTAACCATCACCACATGGCAGTCGATCTATAAACAAAAGCGCCAGTATTTTGAATGCTTTAGTGCAGTAATCGGTGACGAGGCACATCTGTTCAAAGCAAAATCTCTTACAGATATCTTGACCAAACTGCATCATGCAAAATATCGCATTGGATTTACAGGAACACTAGACGGGAGCAAGACAAATAAACTTGTTCTTGAAGGTTTGTTCGGTCCTCACGAAAAGATTACAAACACAAATGAACTAATTAAACAAGGACATTTGTCTAGGTTAAAAATTAAGATTATTTCTCTAAGGCATCGTCATGTTAATTTTGATAGTTATCATGATGAGATCGATTACCTGGTCTCACATCCAAGAAGAAATAACTTTATTAAAAACCTTGCATTAGATCTTGGTGGTAATTCTCTAGTGTTGTTCAATTATGTTGAACGTCACGGTGAACCACTTTTTGATCTGATAAATAGTAGCGTAAAGAATGGAAGAAAGGTTTTCTTTGTACACGGTGGTGTTGATGTAAAGGACCGAGAAGAGATCCGAGCAATCACTGAGCAGGAGTCCAACGCAATCATCATCGCAAGTTATGGAACTTTCTCCACTGGTATTAACATCAAAAACTTACACAATATCATTTTTGCGAGTCCATCAAAATCAAGAGTAAGAAACCTGCAATCTATTGGTAGGGTCTTGAGGAAGGGGGAAAACAAAAACACAGCAGTGCTGTACGATATTGCAGACGATACCTCCAAGGATTCTAACAATCCAAATTATACGTTAAGACATTTGTTTGAGCGGGTTAAAATTTATAACCAAGAAAATTTTGACTATGAGATAATCAACGTAAAATTAAAGCAGTAAGTATGGAAGCATTTTTCGCAAACATCAAGTTAAAAACAGGTGAGGAATTACTTTGCATAGTAAAAGAGGCGGACCCTGAAGAGGATTACCTCTTAGTGTCACACCCCATTGAAGTTGAAGAGATCGAGATTCCTGGTGCGTTTCATGGTCTAAAGATCAAGAACTGGATGAAACTCTCACACCAAACTGAATTCTATATTGATGGTGAAGAACTAGTTACACTCAAAGAAATCAAAGGATTTCCAGTCGAGTTTTATAAAGACAGTTTAATTAAACTCGCTCATCAAGAAGAAGAGAAACAACGTTCTAAACTTAAAAATAAACTACGTAAAAGAAAAGGTCGCGTTCCATTGGATGAAGATATGGGACTCTTATCATCTATTGATGATGCAAGAGAACTACTAGAGAATATCTTCCTCTTAGATAATGATCCAAAGGAATCATAGTATCTAAAGTATTAAAGCTATAGAGTGTTTTCTGAACTCTGACCGAGTTATTATACACAGATCCAGGGTACTTGTCAAGCTCTGAGTATTGTGCTATGATATTATGAGAAGACCAACATACTAATGGCAAAATCTAAAGAGCACTACGTAAACAACAAGGACTTCTTACACGCTATTATTCAGTATAAGAATAAAGTGGAGAAGGCAAAAGAAACGGGCGACAAAAAACCACCAGTGGGTGAGTACATAGGGGGGTGCTTTCTAAAGATTGCACAGCACTTATCCTATAAACCGAACTTTGTCAACTACATGTTCAAAGATGACATGATCGGTGATGGTATTGAAAACTGCATCACTTACATCGATAACTTTGATCCAGCGAAGTCCAGCAATCCGTTTGCGTATTTTACTCAGATCATTTACTATGCATTCTTGCGTAGGATTCAGAAAGAGAAGAAGCAGGTAGATATTAAAAACAAGATGATTGAGAAGTCAGGATACAGTGAGGTATTTACTGGCGATGAGTATGGGTGTGATTCCTCATACGAACAGATTAAGAATTCACTTGAGCAGAAAATGAGGTATTGATGAAAGTCGCTATTATTACGGACCAGCACTTTGGAATGAGGAAAGGTAGTCAAATTTTTCACGACTACATGAATAAATTTTATGAAGAGGTGTTCTTTCCTTTTTTGGAGAAGAACAAAATTACTACAGTGCTTGATCTGGGCGATACTTTTGACAATAGGAAATCAATTGATTTCTGGTCACTGGATTGGGCAAAGAAAAACTATTATGATGTTTTAGCAAACCGAGGCATCCAGGTGTACACAGTAGTAGGTAATCATACTGCTTACTTTAAAAACACTCTTGGTATCAATGCTATCAACTTGCTACTCCAGGAATATGATAATGTACATTTAATTGAGAGACCTGAAACTATTGAGGTTGGTGGTCTTGATATTTGTTTCATTCCATGGATATGTGTAGACAATGAGACAGAGACCTATGAAGAGATCTCTAATACCTCAGCAAACATTTGCATGGGGCATTTAGAACTGTCTGGGTTTGAGGCACACGTTGGTTATTACATGGATCATGGTATGAGTCGTGATGTGTTTTCTAAATTTAAGAAAGTGTTCTCTGGACACTTCCACCATAGATCACATTCAGATAACATTTATTACTTAGGTAATCCTTATCAGATGTATTGGAATGACTTTGGTGATGTCAGAGGTTTCCACCTCTTTGATACTCAGAGTACAAAACTTAAATTCATTCCAAATCCTTTCAAGATGTTTGAAAAGATTTATTATGATGACAGCACGATGTCACCAGATGAAATTGATACAGATCAATTTAAGGACAAGTTTGTAAAACTGATCGTTGAAAAAAGAACTAACTATTATGCGTATGATAATTTAATCGAACGTCTTTATCAAACAGGTGTCCATGATCTTAAAATCATTGACAACTCTCATGAAGAAATCAATCCCTCTGGAGACATTGAGATTGAAGGAACTCTTTCCTTCTTAGAAAAATATGTTGAGGAGATTGACTACGAAGATAAAGACACGTTAAAATCTATCATTGGATCAATTTATTCAGAGTCACTTCAAATTGAGTAATGTACATACTAGCAATCAAAGGAAAAGAAACAGAGGGGGCATATGCTCCCACGGTAGATAGTGGTCAAATACTATATCTTTTCTTAGAAGCAGAGGATGCTGAGAGGCATTCAGAATTACTTGCTGCTGACGACTATCCTGAGATGTCAGTGGTTGAAGTTGATGATGACGTTGCTATCCATATCTGTGAAGAGAATGGATACTCCTATTGTATTGTAACACCTGAAGACATTATTATTCCGCCTAAAGAATCTGATGATTGAATTTAAAACTATTAAATGGAAGAATTTCCTGAGCACGGGAAATAACTTTACTGAAGTGAATTTAAATGATCACAACAAAACATTAATCATTGGTGAAAACGGCGCTGGTAAATCTACAATTTTAGATGCGCTGTGTTTTGGTTTGTTCAACAAACCTTTTAGAAAAATTACCAAACCACAACTAATCAACTCTGTTAATCTCGCTGACTGTAGAGTAGAAATCCAATTCACCATTGGTAAAGTTGATTGGCAGATTAATCGTGGTATGAAACCAACAGTATTTGAGATCTATAAAAATGGTGTGCAATTAAATCAAAGCGCATCTGCAGCAGAGCAGCAGAAATGGTTTGAACAAAACGTTCTTAAATTGAACTACAAATCATTTACTCAAATTGTTGTTCTTGGATCTTCTACGTTCGTTCCCTTCATGCAGTTACCTGCAGCAGGACGTAGAGAAGTTATTGAGGATATCCTAGACATCAGAATTTTCTCTGCAATGAACACTGTTCTGAAAGATAGGATTAAAGAAAATAAAGAAGCAGTGTCTGAGATTGATTATTCTATTTCTTTGTTAAAAGACAAAGTGGATGTTCAAAAAAGATTTATTGAAGATCTTAAAAAACAAGGAGAAGACAACGTAACTCTTTGGCAAGAAGAAATTACTAAATTGGAACTGGACATCAAATCTAGTCATCTTGAATTAGAACGTTACATGCGTGATATTGACACGATGACACATCAGATGAATGATCTTCCTAATCCACAAAAAGAACTTGATAAGTTGAATGAGTTTCACATTAAGTTCAGGTCTAAGATTAAAGACATGGAAAGTTCGATTAAGTTCTTGACTTCTAATGATGTTTGTCCTACATGTAATCAAGATATTACTGAGGAGTTTAAAAATTATAACATCACTAGTGGTAAGGAAAAGATTAGTAAATTGGAATCTGCTTTAGAGGATATTGATTCTAAGGAAAAAACTTTGACTGATTCTTTAAACCAACGTAATACGATTCAAAAAGAGATCAATCAGGTTCAAAATAAAATCAATAACTGTTTCTCTGCAATCAATTGGAAACAAAACAAAGTAAAGGAAACTGAGAATCAAATTCAATCTATAAAATCTAATACTGATAACGTTGATCGTGAGCGTGAAAAGATGAAGACCCTGATTGAACAGGGTAAAGGTCAAGAACTTCAACGTAGACAAATCTCTAAACGATCTACAGAGTTGAAAATTATTGCTGACATTCTCAAAGATGGTGGTGTCAAGAGTACAATTATCAGGAAGTATCTTCCTGTAATGAATACTTTGATTAACAAACATCTACAAGAACTTGAGTTCTATGTCAATTTTAATCTAGATGATACCTTTAATGAAACTATTAAGTCACGTTTTAGAGATGAGTTTTCTTATGCTTCATTCTCTGAGGGTGAAAAGATGAGGATTGACTTGGCACTGTTGTTCACCTGGAGGGAAGTTGCTAAACTTAAGAACTCTGTCAATACGAACATACTGATCCTTGATGAGATCTTTGATAGTTCTCTAGATGGAAATGGTACGGCGGACTTCATAAATATTCTCAGAACTGTTACCGATGGTAACAATGTGTTTGTGATCTCACACAAGGAAGACATGCTACACGATAAGTTTGATAATGTGATACAGTTCAAGAAGGTCAAAAACTTCTCTAAACCATTTCAGACCAATGGCACAACTACCTAACTGGCAACACCATTCTAAGAAGGACAAGCATGGTAAGGGTACTTGCAAGGGAAGAATCCGTGCAAGTAAACAACGCCTTAGACACTTAAAAAACTGTCACAAGACCTCTCGTAATGGGAGGTCTTTTTTTGTATATTGTGTTCAGTTCAAAGAGGTTCCATGAAGTTTGAAATCAAAGAAACTCTTGCCAAACTTCTGGCAACTGAGAATTTGATTGTTGAGCACCGTAAGGTTAGCACTGCATCTTTTGATGTGGAGAACCGTGTGCTCACTCTCCCCATGTGGGAAAAAGCATCTAATCTTGTCTATGATCTGCTGGTCGGACACGAAGTAGGTCATGCACTTTACACTCCTAATGAGAATTGGAAGAAAGATAAGTATGCCAAAGTTCCAATGAGTTTTGTCAACGTTGTTGAGGATGCTCGTATTGAGAAGATGATGAAGCGTCGTTATGCTGGTCTTAGTAAGACCTTCTATAATGGATATCAAGAATTGCATGGAGATGATTTCTTCTCTGTAGAAGATGAAGATATGTCTGA